TATATTATCGAAAACGCATTTAAGGTACCCTGATATATAAAAAAAATCCCAAAAAAAATTTTACGTATGGACCATTTGCTAAAAAAGTACGAGGATGATTACTCCCCTTGGTTAGGTCGCCCTTGGAAACAGCAAAGGGGTGGAGGGTGTTTCACACTCATCTATGACTATATGAAGGATACTGGAGTACAGGAGTTCTCTCAGGACTACTCTCTTACAGTTAGGGAATACAAGTTAGAGGATATAGAAGGAGAGGGTTGGAGCATTATCTTCGAGAAAGAAGAAGGTGACTGTGAATTTGACTCAGGTATTTTGAAAAAGAACGACGTGATATGCTTCTCATTTGGGGGTGATAAAATAAAGCACGCAGCGATATATTTGGGTGATGGGTTAATACTTCAACACAAGTATGCGTACGTTAGTAATCTAGAATACATAAAATCCTATATACCATTGATACGCTATATTTTACGAAAGAATGAGTAAACGATTTCTAGTTCCCATCGAGGAAGATGACTATGGTGAAATGACTTTTAAGATACCAGATACGATAGTTGAAGAACTTGGATGGGGAGTAGGAGATATGTTACAATATGATATAGAGGACGATCATTTTATTATCCGTAAGGCAGATGACATTTAACTCAAAAGAACTTGGTTTAATCTACAAGGCAGTAGACTTGTATAAGAACTCACTGTCACAGTATCAGTCTGTGGAGTATGAAGATTGTGAAGAAATATTAGATAGAATAACACCGAATGTGTCCAGATATAGGGGACACTATGTTTGTGACCACTAGAGAGGCATTTAGAGGGGTCTGACGTGAGAATCGTTACCCCCGCGTCGTCGTAACTATTCTGAAATCGTGATGAATTTTGAACTAATCGATAACTTCCTCCCCCCGAACGAATTTGAGGAGATCCAAGACTACTTTACGGGGCAAGACTTTCCGTGGTATGTAAACCAAGCGAAGGTAATGCACGTTGCCCGAATGGTAGATCCTGAGTTGCAAGCGAAAGAGATATATAACTGGCAAATGGTAAACTACGTATATGGAGGAGGACAACCTCTAGGACCTCAGTATGAGAAGGTATTACCTATAATAAACAGATTACAACCAAGAGCACTGATACGTATAAAGGCAAACCTAAACCACCATACAGATAAACTACAGAAGTATGACTTCCATACAGACTGTGGTGAGTATGGGTCTAATGAATTTGAAGGTGCTACCACTGCAATATACTATCTAAATGACAATAATGGTTATACATACTTTCAAGACGGTACTAAAGTTGACAGTAAGGCAAATCGTTTGCTACAATTTAAGGTGAATACACCTCACGCAGGTACCAGTTGCACAGACCAAAAGTTCCGTGTAGTATTGAATTTTAATTATTTTTAATGGAAAACCAAGAAGATCTAGTAATACCTCAAGATATAGAGGTACCTAACTTTAAATCTATAGAGGAGGAGAACGAGTGGAGGTTTGAGATGATAGCAAAGACTGCTACTAACCTTGCTAACCGTACTCAGCAGATAGAAGCATTTTTAAGTAGAGGTGCTGATATGATACAATATAAAGTTCCTGGAAACGATAATCACAGTAATCTACTACAGGTATTTGATACTATTTTTGACAGACTAAATAAAATTGAAGAAACTCTAGCACAAATGGATGCCCGCTAAGATTCTAGAAACAGGTCGTTCTTATATGAACCCTGTTGACTCTGAAGATTATACTAAGACATACACTGGAACTAATGTACCCGCAGGATACACTATACAGTTTCAAGGTGTAGGTCCTGGTGGGTACAAGTTTGGTAAAGATCAAGTATTTTACCTTGGTGAACCTACTGAGGTGTGTTTAGATAACTGTAATGCAGAGAGAACCACTATCTTTAGGTACTATAGTGGTAAGCAGCGTGATCACGCATATACAAAGAGTGATGTTATGGAGGATACTCAGGAAGAGTTCCGTTCCTATAACAGAGAACCTCGTCAAAGGTCAGCAGCATACTTCTCTTTGATGAAAGATAGTCAAACAGGTACTTCCGCTGTGTACCGTAACTATGATTCCGTAAATAATGATACATATTTAACTACAGGAAGCGGAGGAGAGTTACTAGGGTATATTTGGACATCTGAAAGTGCTGCTAACTCATCTGGTTTACTAAAAGGAGGAGAAAGTGTAACTCCTCTGTATGAATATAAGTTACCAAACGGAGTAAACCGTGGTCCTGATACATTTTATACAATAAATCCCGTAACTGAGGTAAATTTAGAGGTAGGAGTTGCGGGAGTTCCTGATTGTTTGGATGCTAGACAGCAACAATACGCATATGTGGGCATTTTTGGGTATGTAATGACCTCTACAGGTCCAAGAGGTAAGAAAAGAATAGAAAATTTAGGTGGACCGAGGAATACTGGGGAAATTTCCCGTGCAGGATGGTATAATTGGGATGAAGCGGGTAATTATGGGGAAAGAGACTACTTAGAATCGATGGATAACCCATCTCAGTCAGGTTGGGGTGGTTCTAACGTAGAAATATTGAGTACAGCAGCGTATTATGAGTGGTTTTACGGAAAAAACGGACCAGTAAAAGGTTCTGTACCAAAATCACTCAATTTTCACGATGCTTTTGAGGGACAATTCGTATATTACCTCTATGATACCTCATATCCGTGGAATGGACCCGTATATGGTATAAATTTCCTCACAACTAACGCTCCTTGTCTACAAAACTCTAATCAGCAACCTACTTATGAATATCATACCTTCAATTACACTATAAAAGAGAGTGCGTGGGTTACACAGAAGACTAGGATATATGTTGATGCTCCTCAGAACCAAGTAGGTGCAAATGAGTCATTCTGGGGAACTTGCACTGATGAACACCGCATATTTTTTAGATATACCTCTAGCACTGGGTTTTTTGGAGTAGGAGAACGCATAAACAACTGGATGATTAGTGCGTGTCGCTATTTTGGTGATGAAATGAACTGCGGATATATGGAATTGACCCAAATAAACAATGAAACCGCAGGAAATGCGTTCACATACAACCAATCTTTCACTTCAACCAATGGCGGGAGTATAAATGTACTAGCAGGATACGGTATAAAGGACAAAGCAGCGTTCTGGGGAGTGTATGAGTTCCCAAAAAGAGTATCTTATGTACCAGTTTCACTAAAAGAGGGTGCACTTATACCAGATCGTAACCTAGATGAGGCATTTTTAGAGGCAAGAATTGATGAATTAGGAAAAGTTGCGTCAATTAACATCATTAATAGCGGAAAAGACTACAAAGATCCCGATCTTGCGATAGAATTTCCAGAAACATTGCGTGAACAAGGGTTTGCAGACGATATGAAGTTCCGTCAAGAGATATTTAAGAACGATACAGGTATAAATTTACAGTCAAAAGCGGTAGAAGACCCAGATTTTAAGGATGGAGAGCAAAGTTCCAAGGACGGAACAGCATCTATTCTTAATGAATCCTATAAAAACGAGTCTGGATTTAGAGGAACGTTAAGACAAGCACAGTTAAGAGCAGTTTTAGACGATCAAGGTAGTATTATAAACGTAATTATTGAAGATCCTGGTCAAGGATACAGTCCTGCGTCTCAACCAAAGATATTAGTTGCAGAAAGATATGAGGAACAACTAGAAGAAAGGGGTACAGACAACCAAGTTCAAGATTTAGATTTACAATATAACTCAACTTTAAAGACTGGACAATTAGATCCTGAGATGCAAGAGCAGGTAAATGCCAATTTAGATAACTTTGAAGAAGATATTCCTGAGTATGATCAACCTAGAAGTGAAGGAACAGTCACAAGTTACATTAATATGCCAGATGTTAACCCAGAAGAGATGAGTAAAGACTGTGAATCTACTCCAAAGAACTGTATTAACCTAGAAGTTGCACCTGGATGGAGTGATATTAATAATATTTACGATACAGACACTACTTTTGCAAGTGTGCGGAGATATGCACCAGACTTTAACGAAAGAAACGCGGAAATATCGCAGATGTGGCAAATGTCCCGTGAAACATCTGATGAAGTTAACGCAGATACGGGTGGAATAGAGTCATTATATCCGCAAGGGTGTGAAGAATGGGAACAACCAAACATATTTCACGTAAGAAGGTTCTTTGACATACCGTGTCCTTATGTAACACTAGATGCTGATGGTGAAAAGTCATTATTTGGGTTTATGCCTTACAAGTATTGTGCTAGTCAACAAGAGACTGCAAGGGTACGTGTATCTATGGAGATAGAAGGCGATGTAAGCGGTGCAGGAGCGTCTGTAAGCACTGCTTTTAACAATTTCCTTAAAACACTACCTGCACCCACATTAACACGTCCTAGGAAGATTACAAACCTACCTAATGGAATAAAAGCACATCCTTGTTTCCAAGGAGATGCAGAGGGTAGATGTTATCAAACCTCCGCAGGTCAATACGCATTTGTTCCTCTTGGCGGTGATGAAAATACATTTGATTACGGATTATCTGGAATGACGGAGTTAGGGCAACTACAAACGTGGATAGGAAACAATGTTAGCGGATATGGAGGAAGTACTAACTTCACTTACGGTTATAACACCGTATCAATCGCAGCGTGTAGCGGAGGAAAGTTACCTAATCCGTGTTGGCACAATTTTGTCACGGATGGAGTGCTAGATGTCAATAAGGGATATGATGGAGGTGGAAGTGCTCTTTCACAAGCGGATTTGTGTAGTTCCTCACCATTACAAGCGTGTAGTGGTACAAACGGTAGTGCTCTGTACCAAGTAGTACACGCTGCTATATCCATAGATCCAAACTTAGTCAACGCGGACAACTATATAGAGATGGGACCCTACGAGGGTACATTACTCTATCGTAATTATTCCGCAGCGAGCACAAAGTTACTAGATGACACAATGAACAACTACGGAAACCCTTACTTTGATGAATGTGATTTAAGGTTCGACTAATGACTCCAACTTACCACATCTATCTAAACGAGAAGTGTTTATTCAAAAACTTAAACCAAGAAGAGTTTGATCTCATCTGGGGTAGGATATATAAGTCCTACTTTGCGGATGAACTCACATACTCTGCTGTTTTTGAAAAAGCAGAAGACTATTCAGACGCATCTTTCTAAAATGGGAAAACCAATGCCAGTTGCAAGTCATAATGGTCTACCTTGTAGTGGGCACGGGATTCCTATACCTTCAACTATTCACGCTCAACAACCTTGCGGAAGTCCACCCATACCATTTACTATCGAGATAAAAGATAAAACTTGTTGGTGGCCACCCACTCCATTGATTCCTCTAACTGGATTGACACCTGAGAGATCATTAGTATTAGTAAATAAACTTCCTATTATGTTGGAGATGGATGTTTTTACTCCGCACATATCTCCTACTACAAATATCATAAATTATTTGTGTCCCTGCGGAAAAGCAATGTGTATTATTCCAACACCAATAATTTGCGGATTGTTGACTATAGAAGATAAAGGTGGTATTGGTCACGAAAGAATTTTAAACGCTACTACATTTACAGTATTTGCCCTTAAGAGAAGAGTTGCCAGAATGCTAGACCCATTAGGTGCAGGATTACCAAAAGTATCCTGGCCGTGTAAATCGGTTGTTGCTTATGGTTCACCTACTGTTCTCTGTGGTTAATCCAATGGAAAAGACTAAAACGAAAAGTTTTGACGAATGGATGAAGGAAATGTTAGAAGGGCAAGAAGAAGATTTGCCAGAGATTCCTGATGCGTCAGGAATAGATATAGATATAGATTATAGTCATTCACACTGAGGGAGTACAAAAGATCTCCACTTAGAAGGAGTGCCCTCTTATAAAACTACATTATTACTATGGCAAAAACTTTCAGTATGGGTCAAACTATTGAATCCAAACCTAAAAAAACACGACAAGGCAGAGGACAACACAGTAAGTATTCTGCAACTTCTCGTAACAAAGCAAAAAAACGTTATCGAGGACAAGGTAAATGATTCGAGTAGATATGAGTGAAGATTTTATTAAAACTGGTGGATGGTTAGTAACTATGCCCGAACGTGATAAATACTTAAAACAAATGAAAGTTTTGAGTAATGGCGTACAAGTTCAGAGCAGAACGAACTCTTAGCAGACAATTCAAAGACTTCAGTATTCAGATGAGAGCAAATCCGAATACTGAAGATTTTACTGTGGTTAAGAATGAAAACGCTATTAAGCAATCAGTACGTAATTTAGTATTAACTGGAATGGGTGAAAGACCATTTCAACCTAAGATTGGATCACGTTTGAGACAACTATTATTTGAACCATATGATGTTTTTCTAGCACAAGACATAAAAGAAGAAATCATCAACGTCGTTAAAAGACTAGAACCAAGAATTAATGTTCGTCAAGTTAGAGTTTTTAATGACCCAGAAGATGAAAACAATCTTCGTGTTGAATTTGACTATACTATTGTTGGTGAAACCTTGATACAAACTGTTGACTTCCTATTGGAGACAATATAAATGCCCGCAATACCCTCAAATTTAACTTCTTTAGATTTTTCGGAAATAAAAGAATCTATCAAATCTTATATGAGAACTCGAACTGAGTTCACTGATTACGATTTTGAAGGTTCTGCTGCTTCATATCTACTAGACGTACTAGCATATAATACATATTATTCTGCTTTCAACGCTAATATGGCGATGAACGAAGCATTTTTAGAGTCAGCAACAATAAGAGACAACGTAGTAAAGATAGCAAAACAGTTAAATTATACACCTAGATCAATAAAAGCAGCAAAAGCGTGTGTTGCTTTTTCTGTACAAACTACATTTGTTGGTGCTAGTACCACTTATCCATCTACTGTAACTATTCCTGCGGGTGATGTATTTGTTTCATCTGTTGATGGTCAAGCATTTACATTTACTGTTCCAGAACAGATCACTCAAATGGTAGATCAACAGACTGGTATTGCATCTTTTAACAAAACAATCATATATCAAGGAAACTTACTTTCATATGAGTATGATGTTGTTGATGTTAAAAAAAGAAAATATGAAATTCCTGTTGACAACATAGATACAGACTTACTTTATGTGTCTATTTCACCTAACGCTCAGAGTGAAGAGATTGACACTTATAACCAAATTACAAATATTGTTAATGTTGACGGAACAACTCGTGGATATTTCTTAGAAGAAACTGACGATTTAAGATATACAATTATATTTGGTGATGGTGTTATTGGTAGAGAACTAATTGCAGGTGAGGTTATAAGACTGAAATATGTTAGAACAGATGGACCAGAAGCAAATGGTTGTAAGAAGTTTACTTTTATAGGTCAAGTAAGAGATAATACTGGTCGTGCTGTATCATCTGCTAACATCTCTCTAGCGACCGTAGATGCCTCTCAGGACGGTGAAATGGGAGAAGATGTTATATCCATCAAGTACAATGCTCCAAGGGCATTCAGTGCTCAAAACAGAGCAGTCACGGAGTCCGACTATGAATACATTACTAAACTGGTTTATCCTCAAGCAAAGTCTGTTACTGCATATGGTGGAGAAAGAATCTATCCACCAGTTTACGGAAAGGTCTTTGTTGCTGTAAAAACTAAGTCTGGTGCTGCATTAAACGCAACTACTAAGAAGCGTATTAAGAATGATTTGTTGAAATACTCTATGGCAGCGATCGAACCAGTTATTATCGATCCTACAACTCTATACATACGTCCTAAGACTTATGTGTTCTTTGATGGTACTTCAACAACACTTTCTAATAATGAACTTGCTTCTAGAGTTCTAGGTGCTATTGATGAGTACAATACTCAAGGATCTGCAAATAGATTTAATGGAAGAATTGATAGATCTGCGTTCCAAACAATGATCGACCAGTCACAAAATTCCATAGTTGGTAATCAAACCACTATGACTCTTGGTTTAAATGTTACAGGATTCCCATTTGGAAGCACATTTACTCAGTGTGTAGACTTTGGTAACTCCATAGTTAATCCTGGTGATATTGGTGCAGGTAATCCTTCTGACTCATCTGGAGGAATAACTTGTAGTCCTAATTTCTCATCAGTAAAGACTGGTACATTCTACTCAACAGGTTATACAGAAAATTTACTAGATCTTGCTGTATCATCTCAACAACTAACTACAAACTCAGTATTGAGTATCAGTACATTTGTAGAAAATGATGCTAGTGCACTTTTACCAGTAAACGTAAGAGATGATGGTAGAGGTAGTTTGATAATGGTTACAAAACTTGATGAAAAAGAAGTTATTCTTAAATCTGGTGTTGGAACCGTAGATTATAAAACTGGAGAAGTTTGTTTAGGTCCTATAGACGTAGCAAGTACTCCTGATGGAACAACACGTATTCCTGTTACAGTTCTGCTAGATAGTGGTAATGTAAATATAGGAACTGGTGTAGATCCTACTATTTTCAACCCACAAGTAATTACTATAGATTACACCATTGATGGAACTAATATTCCAAACTTCGATCCGTTAGACTTTACTCCAATTAACTTTGACGGAACCTCGATAAATATAATTGATTATCCAACCACGGTATTTGAATACCCTGAGTTTGACACTTGCTTCTAAGCACCAAAAATAATAAGAGATGAAGTCAGTTAAGGTATCCCAACGGTTACAGGACCAGATCCCTGCGTTTATAAAAGAAGAGGATCAGTCTTTTGTAGACTTGCTAGTACAATACTACAAGTCACAGGAGAAAAGTGGTAAACCGTATGATATTTTAAACAATATTTTAAGTTATACAGATATTTCAAGTGACGAATATGATCCTAACTTTATTTCTTCATCATCTATTGTTTTAGATCGCATAGGTGCTACTGATCAAAATATTACTGTAGAAACTGTTGATAATTTTCTTGAGAAAGATGGAACAATAAAGATTGATAATGAAATTATTTTTTATGAAGAAACAACTAAATCACCAGAGGTTGTATTTACTCCAGGTGTCAATAAGTTAGAATTTGATAAGAAAATACAAGAGTTAGAAAATATAAGACCTCTATTTGATGGAACTGAAACAAGTTTCCAATTAAAACTACTTGGAACTCCAATTACACCAAGTTCTGTTGAGTATTTACGTGTTATAATAAATGGTTTGCAGTTAGAACCTAATGTTGATTATTTTCTTGATGGATCAAACATTAGATTCCAAACTCCTCCTGCAAACCTTGCAGGATCAACTACAGTAACTAAGATTGAATATCTTATAGGTTATACAAGTGTTCCTGTTAGAGTTTTAGATGTAATTAATATAACTGACGACCTTGTAGGTGCAAAAATACTTCCATTAAGGTTAAACACTGTTGTATATACACCTTTATCTACAGTATCTTGTTTGATTGCTGTAAATGGAGTGGTTCAAGAACCATTTACTGACTACACAGTTTATAATGATCATTTAATACTAAAAAAAGCAGTATCTTTAAATGATAAGATTACTGTAAGGTCTGTTGAACTAATTGCACCTCAATTTGGTAAAGGTGCTTCTGCTATTGCTAGAGTTAGTGATAATAAAGTTACAGATTTAATTGTAAAAAATGGTGGTCAAGATTATAGAATTAATTTCACACCAAAAGTAACTATTCTTACTCCAGAAGGTGTAACTGGTAAAGAAGCGACTGCTGAAGCACTTGTAAATGGTATTAAGAATGTACAATTAATTGATGGTGGTCAAGGTTATACTTCTGCTAACCCTCCTGTAGTTGTATTTGATACACCCGCAGATCCTTCTGGTTCTATAGCAAAAGCAACTGTAACTGTTGATGATGCTACTGGTCAAGTCACAGGAATTAACGTACAATCATCTGGATCTGGATATGACACTATTCCATCCATTAGTTTTACAAATGCAGCAGGTGCAACTATTAGTGATGCTCAAATTGACTCGGAAGGAAAGGTAGTTGATGGATCTATCCAAGTATTAACTAAAGGATTACATTATACAACTGCTCCAGAAGTCTATATTGATGCTCCTGTTGATCCTATTGGTATTAGAGCATCTGCCATAGCAGTTTTAGATGATCAGAGCAGAGTAGACAGGATTGAAATGATTTCTCCTGGTAGAGGATATGTAACTCCTCCTAGATGTCGTATTATTGATCCTATAGGTGCTCAAATACTTGATGTTAAGGTATCTGGTGGTAAATTAACTGATATTCAACTTTTAACTGGTGGATCTGGTTACAATGATGCACCATCTGTTTATATTGTTGATAATAGAAAGAATTTATCTGGTGAAGCAATAGGTGGAACTGGAGCAACTGCTGTTGCAACAATATTCAATGGTGAAATTACTGATATTAATATAACAAGTTTTGGTGATGGATATTCTGATACTGAACCTCCACAAGTCTTTATCGCAAGTCCAAAAGCAGCAGCAGCGTCTTGTGATGTTGGATTTCAAGAAATAACTGGTTTTACAGTTCATTCACACGGTTCTGAATATCAACCATCACAATTTAAGAATTGTAAAAGAGGAGTTTCTGGTGTTTCTTCATATGATATTAGAGGAAACCAAGTATTTACTAATGAAGCACAAAGTATTCAATCTTCACACGAAGTTGGAACTTCTATAGAAAATTTAGATTCTTTATTTGCAAAAACACTATATGAACGTTTTGTAAATCAATTCTTACCTGATGCTGATATTGATTACACTACAATCAACGCTCCACAGATTGTTAAGACAATTAAAGACTTTTATGTCTCTAAAGGTACAAAAACTGCTACAGAATACTTATTTAAAATATTATTCTCTGAAAATGTTGATGTTTCATATCCAAAAGATGAATTAATCAAACCATCTGCTGCAACTTGGTCTGTTGACACTATTATTCGTGTTGAATTGATAAGTGGTAATCCAGTTGATATTTTAGACTCTCAATTATTCCAATATGCAGATGCTGTAGATACAACTGTTGGAAATGCTGTATGTTTAGTTGAAAACGTTATTGCAATCAACACTGGTGATAGAACAATCTATGAATTATCAATATCTGAGGAAACTTTAGAAGGTAAGTTCTCAATACCTTATAAAACCACTCTTGTAGAACCACTAACGACAACTGAGTCTATTATAACTGTTGACTCTACTATTGGGTGGCCAGAAAGAAACGGTATCATCATTATGGGTGATAGTGAAAGAATACAATATAAAGAAAAATCATTAAACCAGTTTATTGAGTGTACACGTTCTAAAAATGGTATTGTAGAAGATTGGGATTCTGGTACTCCAATTTACTCTGATATTTTCTGTTATATCAATAGAGGACTAGATACTGAAGTAAAATTACGTGTTCTTGGTATTGCTGAAGCAACAGGAACAGTTCTTACTGATACTGGTTCATATTATCTTCCTAGTGACAAATTAAACGTAGCATCTCTTGGTTCTTCATCTACAGATCAGAGAGTTACATCTTGGTTATATAATGTTAAAAAATTAATCTCTGTAAACAATATTGAACCAGGTGGTCTTAATAACCAGACTGCAACTGTTTACACTACAAATAATCACGGTCTTCTTGTTGGTGACTCTGTAACAATCTATGGTGCAAACCCAACGATATTTAACGGTACGTTTTCTGTAACTTCTCGTATTAGTGCTACTGTATTCTCATATCAAATATCTGCTCCTGCACCTAATTCACCTCAAGGTAACATTTTGATGTCTGTTGACCTTAATAAAGGTAAATCAGATGAAGAATCAATCAATAACTCTATCGCACAATTTACAACTAATGTACAAAATACGTTCTTCAACTCAAATTACTCTTATATTGCTACAACAGGTATTCCAAACTATAAAGTTGGTCCGTTCATTGGGTCTGCTCTACTCCCAGGAAACCAAAGAAAGTTAAGTAGATTTCCTAGAATTGTTGATACTGTATCACGTCGTGATGATTTATCATTTGGTCCTATTGGATGTTGGGTAAATGGTGTTGCTGTTTGGTCTTATAAGTCTCAAATTAAGACAAAATTTGGTGGAATTACAAGTTTTGATATTGTAGATGCAGGTGAAGGATATGACGCTGCTTCTAAACCATTAATTGAAATAAGTGGTGGTGGTGGATCTGGTGCTGCTGCTAGTGTTGTTGTAAATGGTTCTTTATTTAATGTTGATGTAACAGCAGGTGGTTCTGGATACACCTCATCTCCATTAGTTTCTATTGTTGGTGGAGGTGGATTTGGTGCTACTGCAACTGCTGTTATTACAAATGGAGTTGTAAGTAAAGTTCTTGTTGAAACACCTGGTCAAGGGTACACCTCAGCACCTACTGTAAGCATCTCAGGAGGCAATGGAACAGGTGCAACTGCTACTGCCGAGGTAAGAGGTCCTATTCAATCTATTAGTGTAGATACAGCAGGATCAAGTTATACAACTGCACCTAATATTAAATTAAATTCTGGTGAAGGTGCTGTTGCACAACCAATTATTATCAATGGTCGTATTGTATCAATCGCTATTATTAACTCAGGTAGTGGATATACATCTCCTCCTAATGTAATTATTAATGGTGATGGTTATGGTGCTATTGCAAAAGCAACCATAGGAACATTTGGTGAAGATAAAGGACGTGTTTTAAGTATTACTGTTGAGAACAGAGGTATAGGATATTCAACTGGTCTTACAACTATTCGTTGTGAATCTATTGGTCAAGGTGCATCATTTACTGCAAATGTATTTGAGTGGACACAGAACTTAGAAACTGAACTATCAGGACTAATGGATCCTTCTCGTGGTTATGTATTTGCAGGATATAACACACAATATGGTGGTGAATATGCACATTTATCAGATCCTAAACAATTACGTTATGTTCTTGGTGATAATGTATTTAAAGATCCATCATCAGGAAATCTTAGAGAACTTTCAGCAGGACTAAGACACTCTCCTATTATTGGTTGGGCATTTGATGGAAACCCAATATACGGACCATATGGTTATATTGATGCTGCTGATCAGTCATCTGGTATTAAGAGATGTGTATCTTCTTACAGAGTAAAACCTGCGTTATTATTTGACAGTGCAACCAATCCAAATCCAGTTCGTGCTGATGGACCACTATTATCAGACAAACCCGCAGGAACTTATATAGAAGATTATGAGTATGTGTTCCAAGCAGGTGATTTAGATCAGTATAATGGTAGATATTGTAAGACACCTGAATATCCTGAAGGAACTTATGCTTATTTTGTTTCCATTGACGCATCAGAAGCAGGTTTACCTGTATTCCCATATGTCTGTGGACCACAATTATATTCAAGACCTGACGAATGGAACTATAGTCAAGATGCTGTACAAACCAATATTCCTCTTGATGTTGTTAGATTCCGTGATCCTTATGAAGATGTTGACATTGATATTCAACGTACACCTAACCAAGATACAGATACTCTTGTAACTGAGATAGGTGACGAGTTTATCTTTGAAATAGAAGATACTAACAGAGATGGTGTTATATCAACAGAAGAAGAAAACGAATTAAATTATATCTCAGAAGAACCTGTACTGCAATTATTTGATTACTACCCTAGTGTATCTACTAGATCACAGGTTGATATTGAGATTGATACTACTACTAAATTTGAAGATGCTAAAATTAGTGGATTTGTAGTTGAAAACCCAGGTATATCATATAAAGTTAATGATAAGTTGTTCTTTGACGATACAGGAACTGGTGGATATGGTGCATCTGCTAAAGTAAATGCTGTAAAAGGTATTGATGTCAGTCAGTACACTTCATCTATGGTTAATGATTCACCGTTAGCAAAGATTACAACTACTGGTGAACACGATTTAAGAGTTAATGATGAAATTATTGTTGATAGTATTCCTATTATTGATCAAACAAACAAAACATTTAGAGTAAAAGTTGTATCTGGTGTTGAAACAGTAAATATTAGTCAACAAGGTCTTGGATATAATGATGATATTCCACCAACTTACGAAATTGTTACAGGAACTGGTCAAGATTTTAAATTAGAACTTGTACAACTTGAATCTGGTGCTGTTAATACAGTTAATATTATTAACTCTGGATCAGAATATACACCTAGCAATCCACCAGAAGTTAGAGTAAGTCATCCACAAAGATATAAAAAAGCAAATTATGCTCTTACATTATTAGATGAGAGTAGTGGTATTGAGAAAATAGTAAAACTTAAAGATATTGTTACTGCTGATGATAGAACATTCTATGTTGTCGGTGAAGCAGATGATGTTGATGGAGATTCAGCAGGATTACTTGCAAAATTCAATAGTGATGGTAGATTGTTGTGGACACGTACAATGGCACCACTACAACCTGCTGCGGGAGATAAACGTTGTGTATTTAACAGAATTTATCTTGAAAACACATCACCACATTCTATCTACGTTGTTGGTGAAACAATTCCTAATAATGTCAACTTATCATACAATCCAGACCTAGTTGTTGCCAAATATACCTCTGGATTTGATGCACAGAACAATCCTACTGCTGTTCCTGTATGGCAACGTGAAATTGCAGGTATATCTGGTTCTTCAAGAAGAGATTATATATCATCCTTAACTATAGATGATAACGGTCAAATATACGTTGGTGGTACAACAGATACTAACTCTCCAAATCCAGATGATATGTGGATTGCTTTGTTAGATGAACAGGGTGCTATTAAAGAAAAACGTAAGATATGTACTGCATCAGGATCAGAACAATTAACAGACCTTAAATTTACAAGTGATAACACCTGTATATTTGTTGGTGTTAATGATCCTGCGGGAACGAGTGAAATTATTATTGGTGAAACTAACTATGATAATGTAACTATTAACGTTTCTTGGAGTAGACAGTTTGGTAATACTGGATATAGATTCTCTAATCCTAAAATTACTATTGATGACTATGGTTCTAGATACGTAACTGCAACTGCATACCAAATTTCTAATACCAAGAATACTGGTGTTTTGTATATGAAGTTTGCACCTAGTGATTACAAAACTCCATCAGTTGTTAAATTACTTTCACCTACTGGTGTATTTGAAGATATACAATCAACTGGAGTTAAATTTGATATATTTGGTAATATTGATGTTGGTGCATACGTTAAATATGCTTTCAATGATCATAGAGCAATCATATTCAAGATTTCTTGGAATACAAGTAATATATTAACTGCTGCTTCTGTAAAACAGGTTAGTGGTATTGGTTTCCAACCAACTACAATTAGTAACGATAATTCTGGTGATACTATTATTGCAGGTAATAAAATTGAATCTAATGAATTAGCAATACTCAATTTTGAATCAACTATAACTGGAGATGAAACATATAATAATACTTTAACAGCAGGATGGTCTGTAGATCCTACATTAGATACTTCTAAATGGAAATATGGTGCACAGTCAGCAAATATCAGTGCTGCTGCGAATAGACTATCGTTAGACTGGGGTGCTGATGTAGCAACAAATTATACTATTGAAGCGTGGATTGCTATTGGACAAGCACAATATAATGCTCAAAGTTCTACACCAAATATTTTTGATGTTACTCCTACTACAGGCGATAATGCAGTTGTAGAACTAGAAGGTGATGCTACAAGTCCTGATTTTGGTAAAGTTCGTTTAAAGTTAGGTTCTAATACTTACCTATCTACAACCACAACTAACTGGACAACATTTAATAACGAAGCATTTATACACGTTGCTCTTGTTAAGTCAACTCCTGGTGTTGGTACTTACGTTTATAAAGTATTCATCAATGGTGTTGAACAAATTGATGTAACAAGTACAACTATAGATACACAACTTAAATCTATACTATTATTTGGTAAATCATCTCCTGTTGTCGCTAGTTCTATTGGTGGTTGGGTAGATAATATTTCTGTATCAGGTATTGCAAAATATAGTGATACATTTACTCCTGCACAAGCAGTTGGTTCTAATAAAACAGTATCTGCTTTCTGCTACAAGTTAGATAGAGAACAAACTAAGACTGGAACATATACATTAAACACCGTTCAAACTGGTATGCAGATTCAAGTCGCAGCCGCTGTGAACGACTTTACGTTTAATACCCAGGTGATTACTTCTGGAGATTGGACATTAGGTCCTGCGGGTCTACAAATACTTGATTATGCTGATGTTGTATCAAATAATGTTGAAGGAACTTACTCATTTACGTCTACAGATCAGATATATGAGACTAGAACTGCTACTATCCCAACACCTCTTGGTAGAAAACTACTACTAAGCACTACTGTTATTCCTAAATTCTATATTCGTGATGCAATATATCAGTCTATTGATACTGTAAAGACAGTAACATTTAACCAAACAGCAAACTTTACTAAAGGTTCTATATTACAACAGTATTCAGTTATTGGTGGACAAGATGTAGTCAGTGCATACGGTACTATTGTAAATGTTCGTGGAGCACAAGGACAGGTTGATATTGGTAATATTATTGGTAATTTTGATACTACTAAGAAATTAAAATCAACTGCAAATGATGTAAACCTTATTAATCAAACATTTTTAGTTGAAACAACTATACCTCAATGGTTTACAAACTTCAGTTATACAACTGGAGATGAAGTTTATAATGCAGGTAAGATCTATACAGCAGGTTCTACTGGAGTTTCTGGTGCTAGTGCTCCTATTCATACGATTGGTACAGTAACTGATGGAAATATAAACTGGGTATATACTCGTGATGCAGGTAGTTTTAATATAGATCTTGCAAATACTTCATATTCTAGTGGAACATTAAATCAATTTGGTTCTTGGAGACCATTTGTAGCAACAGATTACTCAATTAGAATTGAAGCAGTATATGAGGGATCAGCATTTATTAAAGGTGATAACATTGATGCTGACGCTGTTGGTCTTTCAGCAACATTCGATGCTACTGGAAAGATAATAACAATATCAGGTTTAGTTGGAGTTAAGAAATTCCATCTTACATCGAATCTTGATAAAGATATTATTCCAACTGGTGCTCTAGCATTTACAGATTTAGTATTCTGTGTTTCTACAAGTAGGCATAATTTTACTCAAAACGAAATTATATTTGTTGAAGGATTTACAACAACTGAATATGGTGGATCATTCTTTGTAGAAGAGGTTCTTGATAGTAGAAGATTCTTATATCGTTTAAGATCAACTGCTGTACAAGATCCTTCATTTACAAGTTCTACTATTGCAAGTGTTAATATCTACGCTAAACATCCACAATTATTATTTGTTCGTAAACATCAATACATATTTGACCTTGATGATCCATCTAATTTTGGATATTATATGTCGTTCTCTAAGGATAATCAATATAAATTAGAATATCCTTTTGTAAACATTGTTAGAGAGGGTATCCCAGGTTTAACTGACCAAACATCACCTAAACCACTTGTTAAGTTTATTGTTGATGAAGATGTTACCAATATTTCATATTACTTCGATCCATCAAGAACTCTTCCAAGTAACTCTCCTGTAGGTGAAGCATCATTTATTGACGTTATAGAAACTCCTTATAAAGGAACATTTAATATTAATCAGATATTATCAGATACAGAATTTACATTCCCACTTCTTGTAGAACCAGAAAAAACAACTGCTCCTTTAGGAACAACTGAAACAGGTCTTACAAGAGCATCTTATAGTACAACTTCTCTAAAAGCGATTGGTCCTATTGCAAGTATCAAACTGGTAAACCCAGGTGGTTTCTATCAGAAATTACCTATTGTTACTGATATATCATCTGATAGAGAAATTGAGAAAATACGTATCACATCTGGTGGTACAGAATACATTAATGGCATCTATTATAATGTTCCTATTGCAGGAGATGGTGAAGGTGGTCTATGTAATATTACAGTTGCAGATGATGGTGAATTAACAGGTGTTATTACTGCTGTTGAATTAACATCTCCAGGTAAAGGATATACTACTGCATCTATTGATATTGATACTATTCCAGGAATATTGGGATCACTATTACAAGGTTCTGGTGGACAACTTGATGTTGTAATTCCTGCTGAGGGATCTGGTGCATCTGTGTTCTTACAAGGTACAAGTATTGGTAAGATTAAGAAACTTAAAAATAATGAATTTGGTTTCGGTTATTCTCACGATTATACACTAAGACCTGAGATTACATTCCCTGTAAACCTTCAGTTGTTTAATACTGCTATACTTTCTGAAATTAAGGTTACAGATCCTGGTTCTGGTTATACATCAATTCCTAGAGTTGTTATTGAAGGTGGTGGTGGATCAGGTGCTGAAGCAGAAGCGATTGTTAAAAATAATAGACTATCTGAAATAATAATTAAAAATCCTGGATCTGGATATAGTTCTGAACCATCAGTTACACTTAAGTCAGAATTTAACTATGTTGTAAACCTCGATTTAGGATATTTACAGTTTAACTTCCCACACGGTATTACAACTGGTGCTGCTGTTCAACTTAGAGCAGAAGATTTAGGATCTACAGTTGGTGTTCTACCAAAACCAAGTTCAGCAGGTTTGGTTAGTTTAAGTTCTACAACCACTTACTATGCTATTGCAGGTGAGGCAAATTCACTTGAAGCAGACCAACTTAGAATAGCACTAACACAAGTTGATGCTGAGTCTGGTAACTTTATTACATTCTTAACTCAAGGTGATGGTCGTCAGATTCTTCTTACTGAAGTATTTGGTGGTCAAGCAACTGCTATTGTACAAACATCTCGTTTCTTAAAAGGAGAACTTGTATATCAAGGTTCATCTCTAGAAACTGCTACTGCAACAGGTTACGTTTCAGATAATGAAGGTTGGCAGATTGGTCCTCGTATATTAAAACTTGAAAACTATAACGGAAATTGGACTGTTGGAGAACGTGTAACTGCACAGGTATCTCGTGCATCTGGTTTGATTGATAACTTATCTATTGCTCGTGGTACATTGAATATAGACTCAATGACAACCACTACTGGTCAGTTTATTGATGACATTGGTAAACCATCTGAAATTGTACAGAAAATTCAAGACTCTTACTTCTATCAGAACTTCTCTTACGTTATTAAATCACAAACTCCTATTAACGAATGGAGAAAGAGTATTCTTGAAACCAATCACCCAGTTGGATTCAATATGTTTGGTGAATTGGCACTTGCAGCAGGTAAAGATATATCAGGAAGAAAGGTTGTATCTGATCTTGTTAAAGAAGTTAATATCTTTAGTGCTACTAATATTAATCAGATTACATCTTTTGCTAACTCACAACCAATATATACCGAGTTTAATAACACTGAAGTATTATTCAGACAAAGAAGACTTACTAACTCTGAAGAAATCTTAACTTCTATTGTTAAAAAACTTGATAATATTGATAATGACTTTAATGGTGTTAAAACACAATTCCCATTGACTGTAGAAGGTGAATCTGTAACTGCAACTGATGATCAATTATTGATTCTTATTAACGGTGTTGCTCAGTCACCTGGAACTGCATTCACAACATCTGGTCCATCTGTTGTATTCTCAGAACCACCTAAAGCACCATCAAGAATTAAGTTTAGAAATCTTACATTCTCTCAAATTAATATTATAAGATATACATTTAGTACAACATCTGGTATTTTCCCACAAACAGGTAAACCTGTAAGGTCTTTACAGAACGAGGGAACTGCAACTGTCATTGATAGTGGTGTAGATTACATTGATGTTATCGATGTAGAAGGTACTTTCCAGATTGGTGACAATGTTTTAGCGTCATCTAGTGGATTTGATGGTACATTAAGTGCTGTAACTGGTTTAACTAGCAAAACAATTTACGAACAAGGTGAAAGAATAACAAATTTACAAGGTGATTTTGCAATTATTGAAGAAAATAACCTTAGAGATGGTGTTGTAGACGCTAGATTGGTAGTTTCTCGTACATCTGGTACATCTGAATTTGAAACTGGTGACTTTAATATCAAATTTAACGACACAATATACTCTGCTGCATCTAAAATTGCTGCAAGAGTTACTGTAATTGCACCATATACAGACGATGTATCTCAACAAATCATTGATACTGTTGATTTATCACCTCCATCATCATTCTTTGGTCTAATTTTCCAACGTGTTCCTTCAATTACCTATCCAAATACTATCTTAGACAATATTTCTGAGACAGTTATCAATCCAGAAGAACTATATGAAGAGGGAACTGCTAATAACCAAGACTTCTTAGACTTTGAAGAGGTAAGAAACCAAGAAATTAGATATAATTATCTGTCAGGATCACAATTTGTAGCAGGTGACTCAATACGTAACAAACAAATCTACTATGATAACGCTTCATTAGTAGGTGTAGACGATCAACGTTCATTTGATGCTGCTGTATTGATAAGAAAGAATGCTAGATTCATTGCTGAAGAAGCAGTTGGATTAATGAAGGCATTTTTCCCATCATTTGTAGTTCCATCATTAGGTGGAGATAGAGATTGTGAAGATGATATTGTAGATATTTTAAATATTGTTGCATATCAATTAGAAGTTGATGGTAACTCAGAAATCTGGGATGCTGCTAGTACATATGTACAGGGTAATGCAATATATCACGTTGATGGTGAAGTAGCACAAACAATATACGCATTTAACAAAGCACGTGATTTAGCGATACAGTGTATCCGCAATGAAGTTATTAATACAACTACCACTAATCTACCTCAATATAGAGATCCTACTATCACAGAAGAGTTTGCTGTTATAAGCAATAGTCACGGTGATGCAAGAGATTTAATTCTTGCTAATAAATGGTTCATTGCATATGAAGCATTACATTATGCTAAAACACAAAATCCAGGATATAACGTATCAGGTGGAGATGTTCATTGTTTATCTGATATTGTTGATGTTCTTGAAGCGATGGTTTATAACTTAGCACACGGTGGTAATAACTTTGTATATAAAGCAACTAAGAAAACTCTACAGTATGGTGTAACATCTGGTGATAGAGATACTATTGTAGATGCTTTTACTAAGGCAAGAGATATTGCTATTGAAGTAATGAGAAATAATGCTTGGACAAAAGCAGGATCTCATAACTGGAATCAAGTAACTGATACATCTATAACCGCTGATCCTGCAAACCCAACTTGTCAGGCAGTTGCATCAGCAATTACTACACTAATGAATATTTTGATTACTAATCTTGGATCAACTGCATCTCCAGGAACAGTAGCAGCATTTGAAGCAGCAGTAACTGAGACTGCACCTTCTGGAGCGTATGCAGGATATACTAACAGTTGTGTTAATCAGGCAAATGCTATAACATCCTATATGAGAATCATTACTGATACTCTAGAGGATCCTACAGGTG